AAAGCGCTTGTGCGGCTTCGCCAGCACCGGCGGCATCTATGCCAAACTTCGCTGCCGCATCGGCTGTTGCAACAATTGTTTCATTATATTTTCCGGCTTGGCCAGTTGCTGCGTTGAAAGAAGCGAAAGCGCCGTCGAGGCTCAACACCATCTGTTTGGTTGTGTCAAATAATTTGGTAATAGCCATCCCCGCAACGTTGAGAGGCTGTATCATATCTTCGAAGCCATCAGCAATTAGATTTAAGTTATCAGCAAAGTCTTCTCCAGACTCGGCGGCGGATACCAGGGTGCCCAACATTGTACTATCTTTCCAGGCAGTATTAATACCCATACTAGAGCGTAAAATCTGCCCACCTATATCGCGTAGTTTGCCTTGTGCTTCAACGCGCCTATTGGCAAGGTCTAAATTATCCTGGGCCAGACCCACAAGTCTTTTGTTGGCATCGATTTTTTTTAGGAGGGCGTCAAGTTCGTCTTGGTCTTTGTCGCCCTTCTCTATGGCCAGTTCTAGTTCACGCTCCATGTACATAGTCTGTCTTTCGAGCGCTCTAATAGTGCCTTCGTTGGCTTTCTGTGCGGCTTCCGCTAAGGTAAGATTTTCTGCGTTTATTTTAGATAGCGCCTTAGCGCGTTCCAAATTAAGGGCGGCTAAATCGGCGGCTCTTTGAGCAGCAGCTTCGTCTTGTGGTCCGTTCGTCACCTATAGATTCCTCTCTATTTGAAGGGCCACCTTATACCCGTTGCTCGCTCAAATTTAGAGACAGCATTTTGGAGTTTAGCCTTGGATTTATAAGTATTGGGATCATTTAAACCATATTTATTATAATTCTCAATATAACGCTTTTCTTTTTGGAGGGTATTGGCGAAAGTTTTAATCTGGGAACGAGTGCCGCGCACGGTAACGGGAATCGCAGGGCCCCCGAACATACGATGCATAATACTGCCTATCCAACTGCCCAAAAATTCGGGGGATGAAATAGCCAACTTCTGTAAATAGTTGAGGCGTTCACTAACCTCAACTTTATTAGCTGCGCTCAAGTCAATAACAATAGGGGTTTCATCAGGCATCTTACTGTCCATTATTTCTCCTCCAACGGATATAGTGGTTCATTATAATTAGTTATTGTATTAAAATAAGGAAGGAATGTTTAATTTATCATCGGCGCGGGAGGGAACGAGAGCCACCTTTGCTCTTAGCTTTTCTGGATGCCTCATCCATTTGCTGCTTTTCCTGTTCCAACTGCTTCTGCAAACGAAGTAAAAACCAGCTACGCAACTTCACCGGAAGATTGTATGCCTCAAAGAAACTCCATCCTCCGTGGTATTTGAGGACAAAAAATTGTTCATAAACATGTTCGATGTACTTATCACTTAGGCCAAAAAAAGTCCGTTGTGAACGGCACCTCCGCTTCCTGTTCATAACCACAGGCAGGACATTCGAATTCATGTTTCATATCTACATTCGGCATGATTTTTGAATAAAGATCGCGAATATAACGAGCGTCTGAAGCGGGCAACGCACCAATAAAAAGATTAATCATATTAGGTTCTTTTGTTCCGTTTACTGATACGATGCTCAATCTAAGTTGATCTGTTAGAGTAGACTCGGGAAGGTTCTTCTTCTTTTTAAACGCGATTGTTTTAGCCAACTTTTTCTCATCTACCCCTGTTAACAATTTTACTTCCACCTGTGCTTCGGTACGAGGAGGAATAATTATAAATGTCCCGTTTGCTGTGCGATCCACCTCTTCTGGGAACTCTACCTCTGCATGGGGTACTTCTCCCAGATCAATAGATGTCTGGGTATGGGTGCCGCAAGCAGGGCACATAAGCTTCGTGCTGTAATCCGCACCATACCCCGTAATCCTTGCAGCAATCACTAAGGCATTTTTGTCGCCAATCAATAACTGTTCAACTTCAACATTCTTATCAACAATAACATTTTGCAATAGCCTGTCAATAGCTATTCCCTTTTTCAAAAGGGATTTAGAGGTTAGAATATCCTCGTCCCTCGCTGTCATGTAACGAATTTCAATTGAATCCTTCCCATGGAGTGGGTGACCCTCGGCATAGAACATTCCCTTTGAAGGTAGGTCTACAAATTCTGTTGGGGTTGAAAAAGCGATGGGAGGCGGGGGTGCCTCCTTTGTGTTTTCTACTTTTTGGTCTTCTACTTGGAGGGGGGGTGGGTCGCCACTATTTCGCTGTCGGGCTCCCATTCTTTCTTCGTTGTTTCGAATCGCCATATATCACCTATTTGTTTCTCCTAAAATTCTGTTAACCCAAAGTATCAGCTAACTGTTGGGGTGTCGGAGCCGGAGCCCCATCTTGGTCCTTGGCGGCGGTTTCCGGATCAAATGGATCCAACACAGCATAATCATACCGCAAAGTCACTTCAATGTTAACCATATCTTCAGATTCATAATCCAGTTCGCCAAACCCGATGTCTTTGATCCAGGCATTAACCAACGTCCATTGTTCAATGGGGTTGGCATTATCAGCACTAGATGCCTGAGAACCCAACTGGACCACTCTCACTTCACCAAGTCCTGCTGTGGACTTGGCTTTGGAAATGGTGGACACGCTATTGCTAAAGTTGTCTGGATATTTGTACCCAGACATCATCAGTTTGCCAAACATAATGGCAGCAGCATCGGGATTAACGGGGTCAGCAAGTGTAAAGGAGACCGTATCCCATTCCGCTCGACCGGGATACCAAAAAGTATGATTAAGAAACTTGTGTGAAGTTTCACTAATTGTTACCTTCGGCTTTGTAAATTTCTTACAAAGAAAGGGGTCCATTCCTCCGATGTACGCCAACCATCTATACGCTCTTTTTGGTTCAATATTTATGTCTGTCCAAAAACCTGCCATTTCATTATGTCTCCTTACTGAAGTGTATTATAAATAGTGGAGTGGATTAAAATATCCACTCCACTATTCATTTTTTTAATTAATCCGCAAATGCGGCTCCGCTATTCGAGATATTAAAGTCAATAGCAATAAACTCAATAGCTCGTGTTGGTTTCAAGAAAATCTTAGCATACATAATATTTCTATCAATCAACTCCGGAGTTGTAGTAGTGCTATCCAAAACAACTTTAAAATCTTGCAACCCAAAACGAGCTTTAACAGATCTCAAGAATGGATTAACTTTGCTTAAGAAGCGATTCCAAGTAGCCGGCACATTTTGGTCAAACAACACAGTGGCCGCCATGCGTGATACTTCTTTCTTAATGAAGTTCATGAGACGACGCACATTAATTCTATCTAATGCTGACGTCTGAACCTGTAAAGTTTTCTGGCCAAAGACCACAAGACCTTCACTTGGGAAAGACGCAATAGGATTAATATTGGCCTCATACAGCTTATCTCTCTCCTTTGAAGAAAGCTTTGTGCGTGCATTGGTAATGGGAATGCCCGCTGCGCCAATTGTTAACCCTCCTCGGTTAAAGCCCGCAGGAGCAAACCACAATTCCGCTTTCTTTTCGGTATTGGCCATAACTCCCAACGCAGCAATAGATGGTGGTGCCCAAAACATAGCATTATTTTGTGGGTCTCTTATCTGAACCCATGGGTAATACGCACATCCGTAACTCGTATTTTCTTGCATGTCTTCGAGTCCCTGGATTACGCCATCTATACTGCCCATTCTATCTTGCTCGCTACCAACTGCTTCAGTTTTTGGCTGATAGCCACCAGGAAGATCGATAACAGCCAAAGAATCCGCTCGGGATTCAGCGGCGCGTAGCAACCTCTGGTTTAACCCTGGAAGTGTAAGACCCGGCATCGTGATAATATTGCAATCTACCACTTCGGGATCGGTCACCGATTCAATGGCCCTTTTAATACTATTATATTCATAGCTTGTGGTCTCGTTAACACTCGTGGCACCCATCTTACTGTTTCTAAATGGATCCATTTCATGAATGTCAAGCCCATTAGCACCTCCGTAAAGAGGTATCACAAACTGGTCGAATCCACGCTTCAAAAGTTCGCTATACGATCCGGTTCCGCGATAGGACACTCCTTTCGCACGAGCACCTTGTTGCCATCCCATATCATTTACTTGAGAAGTGGTTGATTGTCCGGGACCTCCGGCATAATTAACCGAAGCAGATAAGTCATCCAAACTAAATATAAATGATCTTGTCAGCGCACTAAACATCGCATGGGTTTCCGAATGTTGTGCTCCCACAACATTCGCGTTCAGGGTGCGCACATAGTCGTACCAATTATAATCAAATTCTGCTGGCTTGCCATGAACTTGAGCCGTGGCACCCCAATATGCCTTAGAAGGATTCGGTGCTGTCAAGCTAGAAGTTCGAGCCAAGATCGAAGGAGTCACAAACATGATTGATTGTGCCCCGGCGGCAACGCGGGGGGTATACGAGATTAACTGACCATCGATACCAGTCCAACCTTCAGCTTCGCCCGCAACGGTCTGGCCGCCCGTGACAGGTACCGTCGTTGCGGTACTACCCCCCGCAGTTGTAAATGCATCCACCCCACCACTCAAAAAGAACCAGGGCCCATATTTGGTTGGCCCCCGGTATCCCCAAGGCAAAAACA